AATGCCTTGGATAGTGCCCAAGTACATTTGCTCAACCGCGATGAGGTACCCATCTGTCCAGTCTTGTGGCCCAGCGTCCAAAGACTCGTTGAGGATGTTTAGATCGGAATTTGTGTCTGCGGCGATGGCCAGCGCTCCGGACGCAACGACGCTACGATTGTTGAGGTCAACCATCGCGGTTTGAGATTGCGTGGTCAGTTGGAACGAAACATCCGTAATCACAGATGGAGAGAGGTTGGCTACGGACTCACCCGCGTTCCCATACTGAACGGAGATGTTGTGGATGCGAAGGACAGACTTGCCCAAGGCGTCGACATATGCGCCGAGATCGATTGCGTTTTCTGTGTAGGTCCCCGCTGCTCCGAGAAGTGTCTGTGCTCTAATGAAGAATGAGTCTGTTCTGCCCATGACCCTATCATGATAGGAAGATGTTCTTAGTAGTAGTGATGTCAATAAACACTTGAGGTATGCCGGTCGTAGCGGTGTTGTGGGACGCAGTACCACGAATACCGGTGTCTCGTACCAAATTTTGAGTTATGTACATAAGTAATCGACGCGACCCAATACTATGTGTGTACAATGCTCACAATGTCGAGGCGTTTTTTTGTGTCGACATGCGCCAAAATCTGCGAAGGACCCATCATGGAACCCGAAATACTGCCCGGCCGACTTCTACTTCGTTAGCCGATGCTCAAAATGCCCTGTGACCACGAAGGTGATTGGATGAAAATCAATCGAACCTTTTCGATTCCAGTTTCGATCGCAATGCGATTGAAGTCGGAACGCAACCAATCTGCGGTCGTTTCCAAGGCCGTGAAGAAGTACCTCGACGAAAAAGACGATTATGACCCAACAGACCTACCAACGCGTCGACTAATGCTAATTTTGAGGCAAAAGGACGACTGTCCTCAAAGCATCCGAGTCCTTATCGATGACCACTTCGGAATCAATTCCTAAAACCGGAAAGTTTCTTGGGCGTTTTTCCCCGAATTGAGAAACGATCGATTCCGGTTTCCAGTCACAAAGTGCTCGAGCTGTCGACGAATAACGGAAAATCAGTTTTCAACATCTTGAGACTCTTCTTTGATGATGGAAATGATTGCTTCTTGGTCGGTGATGTCGTACTCTTCCATTAGAATGTAGTAATTTACGCGACTGTCCGCAACCGTGTTCGTCACCGACGGGAAAATGATGTTTAAATCTCGAACCACTATGTGGTCCGGGTCGACGAGATCGAAATAAGAAACGCCCGAGGTGTTAGGTTGCCCGGTTGCGTAGCATGCCCAAGCGATTTCGCGGTTGTCGGAAGCGTCGGAACGCGAGGAAGTGATGTCCACTCCCATCGATAAATGAGCTTCCGACTCGAATTGGCCACCAGCAGAACCGGTCATGTTGCTGTTCCAAATGCGGAATTCGATGATTCGGTACCCAACATTGATTCGACCATCATCAAGAATCAATTCTCGGCGTCCTGTGTTAGGAGATGCGCCGCTCGATCTCGCGGGGAATTTGATGGTGCCACGTAACGTACGAACGCGGTTTCTTCGCTTCATCACATCTTCCTCCGTAGTTTGTGTGCGTAGGCCATGATTTTGGCCTGCGTGGCCCCACTCCTCAAAGCACCGTTCTTCTTACGGAAGCGCGCATTGGATTGCTTCAATGCCTTGGACATCTTCGGGTCCTTACGCTTTCGCTTGGGTTTGGGTACTTTGGGGTTGCCAGATGCACCCAAGATCTTGGCGACCTCAAGTGCAATGGATTCCACAGCAGTGGGGGCGACCACACCCAAGGGAGCCTTGAGTTGCGGGGGGAGGGGAATTCGCGCTACGCCAGCACCTACGAGGAAGTCTGCGGCCGCTCGTAGGGCCTCGGCGCGTTCTGCGTCAGTTGGCATAGCTCATCGCCCTCACTGTTGGGAAAGTGCAAGGGCCATGGCTGCTGCTTGTGTCATTGTCTCGACAGTGCACTCTAGCACAATCGAAACAGCACTTAGAGCATTAATGCCTTGGATAGTGCCCAAGTACATTTGCTCAACCGCGATGAGGTACCCATCTGTCCAGTCTTGTGGCCCAGCGTCCAAAGACTCGTTGAGGATGTTTAGATCGGAATTTGTGTCTGCGGC